GTAGGCGGGCGTGCGTTCCGGCCCCGGTGGCAAATCATAAAGCGTCTGATCGGTGCGCTTGGCCTCAATCCGCCGCGCGCCGCCATCGGTGATCCGGGCCAAAACATAGTCGGGGGTGCGGCCATCATGTTCCAAGCGGATCACATCGGTCCGGTCCAGTGCCAGCCGCGACGGCGGCAAAGCAAAGGCGGCATCCTCGCGGCCGACCCATTCCTCATAAAGTGCGCGCCGCGCCGCCCGGTCCGCCAATGCGGCGGGATAGACGATCGGGAATTGTTCGGTGCGGACCCGGGCGGTGTCGACCGTGATCCGGCGCGCCTCGACTGACAGCGCGCCATAGTCCTCGTCGGGCATCAACAGACGCCATTTCAGGGCCCGGGGCAGTTCGGTTTCCTGCGCGCGGGCGAAACTGATGTCCTCCGCATTGCGCTCGGTGATCACCAGCGTTTCGGCGGAGATCTGGGCCACGGCGGGCCGCCCGCGGGGAACAAAGCGTAACTGCCCGCCGGTTTCGACAACATCGAAGCCATAGAACTGCGCCAACGGTGCGATCGAGGCTCGAGCGCTTTCGATGGCGGTGATGGCATAGCCCGGCACGGTGGCGGCCAACTGGCTGACGTCGATCAGGTCGAGCGGCACGCCACCGGTGCGGCACAACTCCCGGACCAATTCGGCCAAACCGCAACCGCCAATCCGACCGGTCAGCCAATGCCCCAGCCGATAGTTGTCGATGTCGGACCAGACGTCTGATCGCACCGGAAACGCAGGATAGGGCCGGGCGTCCCATGTCCAGATGGCAATCTCGGCGGTGTCGATCATTCGGCCCGCGTACAGCCCCGATGCCGGATTCTTCGCCGGGTCATTCCAATAGGAATAGAGCGCCTCGATGTAACGGCGCTGCACGAGATCATCCTGATATCCCCGCGAAAAGTAAGGCAGGAAGGATTCTGAGGATTTCGGATCATAGAACACGTTCGGCTGATTTGTGCCGCGATCGACGGCTGGCGCCCCGGCCTCGGTAAAGCGGACCGGTTTCGATTGCGGCACCCAAGCCGTCGGCGACCCGCTTTGGGCCCCGCCGGGCCGGTTGTAATGGGGATTTTGCCACCAGCTGCGGATATCCTTGGCTCGAAACACCCAGGGTTTGCCATAGGCGCCGTCAGTGACCGGCGTACGCAACTGGGCCGCGCGGTCGGCATCGGAGGCATAGAACCAGTCAAACCCCTCGCCGCCTTCGATGTTCGATTGCAGATAGGGCAGGTCGTAGATCGCGGGCGCACCTGCCAGGGCGTCCAAATGCTGGTCACCATCGCGCCAATCCGAGAGCGGCATATAGTTGTCGATCCCCACGAAATTGATGTTTGCGTCGGCCCAGAGCGGATCGAGGTAGAAGAACAGATCATTGGTGCCGTCCTGCGGCTGATGGCCGAAATACTCTGACCAGTCGGCGGCATAGCTGATCTTGGTTCCTGCGCCCAAGATTGACCGGCAGGCCGCAGCGAGACTCTGCAAAGCTGTCACGGTTGGATAGGTGCTGGCGCCCGATCGGATCTGGGTCAACCCGCGCAACTCGCTGCCGATCAGGAACGCATCGACGCCACCGGCCGCCACGCAGAGGTGCGCATAGTGCAGCATCATGCGGCGGAGGCCCCAGTCGGTTGGCGAGCCGGTCCATGAGACCGCCGTGCCCGACACCGCGAAACTGCCCGTCACCGCTGCCCCAAAGAACGCCGAAACCTGCGTCGCCGCCGCACCGGTCTTGTCCACCGTGCCCGCGAACCCTGCGGCGGGCGAGCAGGTGATCCGGCCCCGCCAGGGATACTTCGGTTGGCCAAGCGCTGCGGCGTTATTCGAATAGGGGTTCGGCAGCGTGTTCGCCTCGGGCACATCCATCAGGATGAATGGATAGAACGTCACCCGAAACCCACGGGCCCTTAGTTCCTGAATGGCCTGCACGACGGAGAAATCGCTCGGCGTGCCGCCATAAGCCGGGCTGCCGCTGATTTGCGACACGACATAGGCCGCACCCCGGGCCACACCGTTCACCAGCCAGAGCTTTGGCGCGGTCACTTTGGTGGCGGACTCCACGCCCGGCCTGATCTGGCAGTTGCCCGCGCGCAGGTCGGTTCCGAACCACGCCACCACCAGCGACACCGATTTGCAGTTCGGGGCGGTCGCTTCCAGCTGATCCAGCGAGGTCAGGAAATCGCACTGCCCGCCGGTGGAATTGACGTTCTCGGGCTGTACTGCGCCGCCACCCACGGTGCGCGTGATTGGCTCCGTGGAATAGATGAACTCGCCCGAGGACGGGATCATGTTCACAGCTGTCAGCAATTGCTCGGCGCTGTTGGGTTCTTCAGAAGGCCGATATACCTCGAACGAAAGCTGCGGCAGCCGGTTGCCAAAGATTGCCAGCGGCAAGTTTTCGAACACGATATAGGCCGTACCGCGATAGGCGGGGGCCAGCCCGGCACCCATCGTGGCCTCGATGAACGGATCGGGCATCTGGGTTTCCGTGCCGCTGTGCAGACGCCACACAGCGCCCGGCACATCAAAGGGGCTGCCATCGGCCCAGATGCGGCCGATCCCGCCGATCGGCCCGGTGGCGATGGCCACAGCGATGCTGGCAAAATAGCTGTATTCCTCAACGACAACCCCGCCACCACCGCCCTTGCCACCGCCGCCCTGGCGGGTCTCAGTGTATTCCTCGCGGAAATTCGTGGCCCAGATGATATTGCCGCCGACCCGCATCCGGCCGTAGATGCGCGGGATCACAGCGCCTTCGGTGGCGCTGGTCACGCGCAATTCGTCCAGCCGTGCGCCTTCCTGTCGCTGGTCGGGCGCAAAAGACGCGATGATGCGCGAGTCGATCGCTGTGCCGATCAGCGAGCCGATGCCGCCGCCGATCACGGCGCCCGAAAGGCCAAGGATACTGCCGCCAAAGCCTGCGCCCAGCGCCGAGCCAATGCCGCCGAGAAGGATTGCTGCCATGCTGGGTTACTCCGGATAGAGAAAAGCGAAGGCCGACTTGCGTGCCCAGATCGGGCTCCACGGCTCTTCAATGACGCCCGCGCCTTCATAAGCGTGGATCAGGCCGGTCGTGCTGCGAATGCCGCAGTGTTTGGCGGGGGCATTGCGGGCCATGCGGAACAGGATCAGCGCACCGGGCACGGCCTCTTTGAGCGGGATTTCCAGAAGAAAGCGCCTCGCAGCCTCTGCCAGCACTTCCTCTCCGCCCGCTTCGCCCCAATCGCGGGTATAGGGCGGCGGGATCAGTGGCTCCTCGCCGTGCAATTCGCGCCAGACGCCGCGGGCGAGGCCAAGGCAATCGCAACCAGCGCCCAAGACACTGGCCTGATGCACATAGGGCGTGCCCAGCCATAGCCGGGCGGCGGCAATCACCCGGTCAGCATTTGCACCGGTCATAGTGGCTGCCCCGAACTACCATCGCCCTGCGTGGGGTAACGCACGATGGTGTCGTCGCCCGGGATCGCCGGGAAGCCGCGAAAGTTCACGCCATTGCCGAATTTGGTGCGGCAGGTCGCGAACTGCTTGTCACAGCCCGCCTGGATGAAAAACCCATCCCTGGGAGCGATCGCCCGCACCGGGGCCTCGATCAGGGTGATCTGCGCCAAACCTGCCGCGACACCATGGATTGACACTTCGGCCCGCCGCCCCGCGTTCGCCCCGCTGGTCCATTCCACCTGGCCGAGCGCGAACCAATTCACCGCAAAACCGCCAAGACCGGCAGTGGTGAACGTCCGATCGCCGTACGCCGTCGCCACCGATCCGCTGCCGGAATAGCTGGGTGCCGCAAGATTGACCCCGCAGCGCGTATCGCCAAGTTCCGCATCACAATAATACTGGTAGGTCCGCCCCACCGGCTGATTGAGGAAGTGGGTCAGCGACCGAACTTCGGCCACGAACACCTGCTTGCCGCGCCTGATCTGGCCAAGATTGCCGCGCCGCATCAGCACCCGCTGCGCTACATTTTCCCAGTTCACCCGCCAGACCTCAATCGTTGCGTTGTCCCAGCGCCCGTCCAGAATATCGGTCTCGGTGATCCGGTCGGAACGCAGCGCGCCCTCAGCATCCTGGCCATCGACCGAGAAATCGGCGCTGGCACGGATTTCGGAGGCGGCAAAGCCGGTGTCTGGCTCGTAAGTCATCCCTGCGATTTCCATTGGGCGATCATGGTCGGTGAAACCAAAGATCGCGCCATCGGCCCGCTCAATGCGCCAGCACCACGCCAGAGTCGTGGTGCCATCGTCGAGATGGGCTTGCATGCCTGAGGGAAGGGATTTCATCGGCGGACCTCAATCAGGGGAATGGATGTGATTGAGCCCAGCCGCTCGAAATCGAGGGTGACGTCCAGCGTGTCGGTGTCGAACCGCACCGGCACGTCGAATTCGAAACCGGCTGTGATTGCGATGCCGGGGGCAGGGGCCACAGCGAAGGTTACGACCCCGGTGGTGGTGTTCACTGTCCAGCCGGTGATCTGAGGCACGCCGTTCAGCGCGAGCGCAACCGTTCCGGCCACGGGTTTGGTGATCGTCCGGGTCCAGGACTGCGCGCCGCTGGTGTAGCGTTTCACCAGCTGGAACGTTGTCGCGGCACCCGAGCCGGTGCCGATCGGCTGGTCGGAGGACAGGGTGCCCGCCGACGGCAAGCCGGATTTATAGTCAGCCCAGTCTTTCCACCGAAACCCGTAAAGCCGCCCGCGCCGGGCCTCGAAAAACGCGGTAACGGCGGCGAGATCATCGGCCTTGCGAATGCCATAGGACGCATCATAGCGCCGCCGCGAGTCCGCCCAGGAGCCGTTGCGCTCCTCATCGCCGCTGGCCATTTCGACAATCTGGGTGCGCCGCTCTGGGCCGCCCCGCGCGCCGCGGCTGATATTGTCGGGAAAGCGCACCTCGTGAAATGCCATCACATGCCCCTCCGCCCGGCGGACACTGCGCGAGCGATGTCCGCCGCGACCTGCGTGCGCGATTGCCGGAAGCTTTCGGCATCGCGCGACATGATTGTGACGTTGACGGTCGGTGCGCCGGATTGTCTTTGGCCATAACCAGCCGCCTCGCGCCGCGACAGCACCCGCTCGCCCCTTTGCAGGATTGCGGGCACTTCGTCCGGCTTCAGCCCGGCCCAGCCACCGCTATGCATGCGGGGCGCATTTGCGAAGGCCATGGCGGGAACCATTCGGCGGCCACCCGCCATGCCGACATTGCCGCCGGAATGCAGGATGTCGGCAAACAACCCGCCCGCGCCGCCCAGTGCGCCTGACAGCGCATTGGCAATCGGGCCGAGGATGAAACGCCGGGCGGCCAATTTCGCCAGATCGGCAATCATGGAAGTGACGAGGCTGCGGAAATCCAGCTTGCCGGTTTTGACGAACTCGGCGACGGCGTTTTCGGCGCTCTGGAATGCGCCCACCAAGGTCTGGCCAATGTCGGCGCCGATGTCGCGCGCTTTGGCGGCATAATCTGCCAAGGTGGCAACGGCAGCCGCCCATCCGGTTTTCGCCGCTTCGGCCCCATCGGCGGCGGCAGCCCCTGCGCCACCGGCGGCGCGCCCGGCCGCGGTGACGGACTCGTCAAACCGATCGGCGGCATCAGTCGCGCCATCGAGGGCGGCTTCGCCATCCTCGCCCGCCCCAGCGACAGCATCTTTCAGCGCTTGCCAACTGGCGAGGGGCGCGCGGGCACCATTGGCCAGATCGCTTGCCGCCGTGCGGTAGGTATTGGCCGAAGTCAGCGCCTCGCGGGCGATATTGTTCAACCCCAAGTCCGGCACAGCCAGTGGGTTGTCTTCGAAGGCCCGATCAAAGGCGTCTTTCGCGGCTGATCCGGCACGGGTCGCCGCCCCGGCGAAGCGGTTCTCGATCTCGCCAAGGTCCAGATCGCCCAGCAGCGTGATGCGCCGTTCCGAGCCCAGCGCTTCCAGGCCGGAGTTGATCCCCTCAATGAAGCCATTGATCCGGGCGACCACGCCGTTCAACATGCTCTCCACGCCTTCGATCAGGCTGTTCGCTGCCTGAAAGGCCAGATCCCCGATCGCGGCAGGCAGAAGGCCCCAGATTGCCTTGATCGCCTCAAATGCGCCCTCGAAGGTGTTCGCCGCGGTATTGCCGAAGCCCACCACGCCTTCGATGGCGCTCTGCATCCCGCTGGCCGCATCGGCTTTGATGTCGAAAAACATCGCAGTGGCGGCAGCCCCGGCTGCCGTGCCCCCCATCTTGATCCGTTCCCAGACCTCGACCACCACATCCTTCAGCAGCCCCATCGCATTGCCGAAGCCACCGGCACCCGAAACCAGCTTAGTGAACTGGACACCAACTCGCCCGCCCCGACGATCAGCGCGCCGATGCCGGTGCGGATCAGGGCCCCGCGAAGGATGATAAGACCGGTCGTGAGACCGCGGACCGACAGCGCAGCTGCGGCTAGCCCGGCCACCCAGCGCCCGGCCATCACTGCGGCGAAGGGGGCGGCATAAGTGGTGAGCCGACCGATGTTGTCGAACAGAGCCGTGATGGCGATGCCAATCGGCCCGGTGCTGCGCGCCATGTCGGCCAGGGCATTGGCCACGACCTCCCGCGCCGGGGCTACAGCAGCGGTGAGGCGGTTGGTCAGGCCGAGCCAGATCAGGCTGAGCTTTGCGATCGCATCCCCGGTGCGTTCGATCTGCGCCGCATCCGTGTCGCTGACCGCCACGCCAAAATCGCGCACATCCTTCGCCGCTTCACGCAGGGTTATCGTGACGTCTGGGTGCGGGGCTATGTCGACCAAGTCGTAATCGGCTGTGGCGGCGACGTCATTGCCCGCCACCCACGGTGCTGGGATCGCGAAGACATGGTCTTTAATCCTGTTCACTAC